TATGATTCACGACATGTGAGGTTAACAATACCTTCAGCGTCAATCGCTACAGCACCAGCAGAGAACATAGCATTCACTAAGAATGAAGTTTTTTCTGGTACGTAGTTGATTTCAGTTTTAGGACCCATGCCTTCAGCATAACCGAGAGCATCTTTATGGAATGCCAATACAGTTCTATCATCAGAACCATCAACAGTTAAGCCGCCTTCAGTTCTATCGCCTAGTACATGGAATGTGAAACCTAGGTATGTATTGATTTCACCAGATACTAAAGCTTTAACAGTGTTGAAGTCAGTAGATGTTACTTCTGTTTCGCCTAATAGTGCAGCTAAGTTATTAGCATGTAAAACAACGTGACGATCCTGTGGAGGAACGTTACCTTTGTCTAATAGTTTTTTAGCTTCACGTAATTTTGCTACGTTTAAGTTTGTGTCTGTACCACCGATGTCATTAGCAACAGTCAATGAAGTACCAGAACCTTCTAATGCATCAATAATTAACTGATCTTGACGACGACCGATAGCATTAGCAACTACTTGTACTAATTCTTGTCTTTCGTCAAAGTTAACTTTTTGTTGCATGAAGATGTCAGAATACTCTGCAGCATTCCAGTCTTGCATTGTTGCTGTAACTTGTGAAAAATCCACATTTAATGGTGTTACGTCTGTTTGTGGTACACGTAATGTAGCCACGCCTTTACCCACTTTAGGGAATTTTGCTGTTGAACCTTCAACGCCACGTCTTTGTCTAACTGCACCAACAAGCTCTGCTTTAGCTTGATAAGCCTGTTTAACTTCGGCATCAAATAAGGTAACAAAAGCATTAGATAAACCAATAGCCATTATTGACTCCTTATAGTAATTAATAAAATTGTGTATTAATCGCTGTGGTATGCCAGAGAAATCTGGGCCGTGCTTGCTATTTACGATAGCCAGTCGACAAGCTTACTTGCGTTTAAGGGTTACAAGAATATGTAATAGGCCTCATTCCCGATTGTACATGGGAACAAAGCCTATTGTCAAGCGTTTAACCGAAGTTTTGAGCGAATGCTCTTTCTACTTTTTGACGGTAGGATGGATCTGTATTGTATCTAGGATCCGCTACCATTTGATATAGCTCTTCTTTTGATGGTGCGCCTTCTACTGGAGTTGCTTCTACAGGTACACGACCTTCATACGAGGCTCTGAGTTTTTCTAAAGCAGCGATACCTTTTGCAGTACCACCCATTACCTTGAACTCTTCAAAATCATCTTCACCCCAGACACCTTTTTGTACTAAACTAGATGCCCATTTCACCATACCATTGATTCTAGCATCAGCATTAGGACCTAAAGATTTACGTTCTTCTTCAAGATTTACTTGTTGTGTTTCTGCTGCCAGCATGTTGTTTTGCACAACCTCGCCAACAAGATCATCTAATGCAGCTTGACTTACGCCATACTGCGCTGCCCAACCAACTACATGACTACGTAATGGATCATCTTCTGGAATTTCACCAAATGCAGCTAAGTCATAGTTACCATCAGCTGGTGCTTTATGTTTACCTTGTGAGATTTGTTTGCGTAAATCCATCCATGACTTAGCAATACCTTCAAGATCCGGTGCATCGTCATCTGACTTCCAGAAGTTTTCTGGCCACCAGTCTGGTCGCTCTAACGGTTCATCATCTTCTGCTTCATTAACTGCAAACTCTTCTTGTGCTTTGAGTTCCTCAGGATCTCTGTGATCTACTGCTACTTTCTGTGGATCTTCAGTACTAGCTTCATCGATTGTTGGTGTTGCTCCATCGAGTAGGCCAGTGCTTTCTTCTTGCGTTTCCACACTAGGCTCGAGTGTTTCTTCCATTATAATTTCCTTGCTCTAATTAGCCTTGCTTCTAAGTCCTTTACTATACTGTTTTGTCCTTCACGGTAAAACGCGTAGCTTGGATCGCTACCCGGCAAAGCAACGGGTTGCTCAACGACTGCATCACGCAGCCATTTCATTAGTTTTTCCCCGTCCTCACCCCCTAGGACACGTAGACAAAGACGATCTAACTCGTCTCGCTTCTCTAGACCATCACCTTGTTCTAAAGGTAATGCTTCTTGTAAATCTTCCCATCCAGCCATTATCGTTCATCCGCGTAAAGATCAACACCATCTTTTTCAACACGAGCATTTTTCATTAAGGAACGATTATTTCTATTCATGTTTTTATGAGATGTTTGTTTTGCTATAAAAGCAACGTAATTTTTAGCTTCTTGATACTGATTTTTATTAGATGGTTTACTTCTTTCTTCTTTAGACATATTGCTATATTTGTCTATATAATTTAAGCTTTTTTCATAATTACCAACTAACGACACTGGTTTTTTTGGCGATCTATCTTTCATGCCTGAAACGCCGCTTGGATTATCTACTTTATTGCGTGGATCATCCTGATACATCTTTAGTTTTATTTTATAATCAGTAAGCTTATCTTTATAGATACGCTTTTCAATCTCTCTTGCTTTTTTCATCTGAACTGTTTTTGTATCACTCATATATTACTCCTGTGGTTGTTGTGCCATGGCCATTTCTTGTTGCTGTGCTGCTTGTGCCATCTGTGCTGCTTGTTGTTTTGCAATAGCTCGTTCAGTTGGTGTTGGTCGTAACCTTTGTGGTACGCCAAGCTTCTCAGCAATGTAATCCATCATCTCATCAATCTTGATTGTCATTGCACCTTCTGGACCAGCACCTTGTGCAATCTGTGCATATTGTAAAATGTTTTGTACATCATCCATATTCTGTGCCATAGCTAATGGAGCCACTGGTGCAATCTTCACTTCTAAGCCATTTACTTTTAATGGTAAGTTAATAATGCCACGCTCATCCATCACCTGTAACATTTTAGAAACTAATGGAATCATGGTTTCATTAATGAGTCGACCAAATGCAGAACCTAAGTTTTGTGATAACTCTTTCATTCTTTCCACAACTTCTGTTGCTGATCGAGCTGACATATTATCTGGCGGTAGTGACTCATCAAGCAATATACGTTTGATGTTCATACGTAGATCATTCATCACAATATTAGATACGTTGAAGTCACCAGCACGTGGTAATGGTCTGAGTGATTCACCTTGTGGACCACCATTACGTGCAACCGGTATAATAGCTCCCGGCATAATCTTAACTGTATTAGGATTCAATACACCATCATCAGCTGCTGTATATACACCAGAGATAGAGAGTGATGCGTTCTTTAATACTAGCTCTAATGTTTTATTTAATGTCTTAATGTCAGGTAATGCAGTGATTAATGGACCACGACCATAGATCTCACCAGCAACTTTTGCGTAACGAGAAACAACCCATGGGCTATAATTCATGCGTCGATACACTAATTCTGTCTTAGATTCCTTGTGGATAAGATGATAGCAATAGTCACCACGTTTCTGATCAAACACAGTTGCTTCGATTAGTTCTAAGTCGTCTGTTGGTTTGTCATCAATCTTCTTTTGTAAGTCTGCTGGTATTTCAGCATCAGGCCATTGCCTTTGTATAGCTTCACCTTTTATACGAATACGTCTATATACATTATCTACCTGACCATTAGCACCTTCTTCGATAGATACCAAGTATTGTGGAACAGGAATAAAGTTAATAGGATTAATGTCATCACCTGGTTGTACCATCATGACTGCTGTACCTACAGATAAATCAAGTAAGAACTCACCAATAGCTACATCAAAGTTCGATTGTTTTAATGTGTCAAATAACTTATCGTTATACATGTCTAATGCAGCTTGCGCTTCTGCTTGTCTATCTTGAGGAATGTCTGATCCTGGCTCTAATCTGCACCATTTACGTTGCGGAGGAAAGATCCCAGATTGCATACGGTTAGCAAATCGTTGTGTAGAATTGATGGCAGTAGAATCGAAAACACGGTTCATCTTCTTATTGCCACCAACTTTACCATCATAATGACCATCGTATAAATTACGTTGTGGTAAGGCAAACTCATATGCTTCTTCATACAAGTTCCTGAAGTTTTCTTTTCTTGTTAATGCTTTCTCATGTCTTTTTAAAACATCTTCTGCACTTAATCTCATCATATCAACCATAGTTATGCCTTTTTATTTTTATTAGCAAATGCTCTTGCTTCTGCTTTGTTGCTAAATCCCCACTTTTTTAAAGCAAGTTTTAATCTAGTTGGCCTGCCTTTTTTATCTTTTAAAGGACCATCCATCCCACTAAACCGTGCAGCAAAACTGACACGACGACTATCAGTCCCAGAACTTTGTGGTGGCTTAAGATCTCCACCGTCTTTTCTTTCAAAATGTTTACGTCCTTTTTCATTGAGTCCACCTTCAGGATTTTGATGTTTTTTTGCTACCATTACGCTTTTTGCTTTTTAGGGAATCCAGCTAACATATTTTTGTAAGATTTAGGTGATATAGTAGAATCTTCTTTAGATCGACTAGTACCAGCTTTCTTGCGCTTATTGATGTTGTAATATAATCCTTTGCTAGCCATAGTTATGCCTTCTTCATGTTTTTTTGTATTGCTTCTGATCTTTTTGTTTCATAAGAACTCATCTTGCCATCCTTGTTAAGATCCCCTTTTTTATTCTTTTTCATCATGTGTTTTACTTTTTTATGCATTTTATCCATCATACCAATAATCCCTTTCCTAAAGATGTTGCTCCAAGTTGTAAACCACCAGTACCTAACTCTGGTAATCCTGTTGTTGCTTTTGCACCGACAGGTCTAGCTTTTGCTGCCAAGCCACCTGTACCTCGTGTTAATCTTTTCTTTGCTGTTTCTGCTTGAGCAGTTTCACGTTTTGCTTGTCGCGCCCCACGCTTAGCAGCTGACTCAATATCTGATAATTCACCCGCAGTAAAGTCTTTAGTACCAACTGCACCACCAAACACATCTACCTGTCTTGTTTCATATATTGGTCGCTTTATCCCACCTCCGTACAATATATTACCTGTTGGCTTAGTGTATCCAGTAATCACTGCATCACGTGGAGCATTGTATGCATATTTTGGACCACTAAAATCATACATTTGAGCTGGTTGTCGTGTTCTTCTGCCAAGCACATATTCTCCAGATTTGGTCAAATATTCTGTGCCTGTTTCTTTTTTACCATACCCCTTTGAGATTTGTTTATCTACTTGTGTATTCCACCAATCTTCAGATTTAAACATATTTTGACCACCAGCAAGAAACACAAGCTCTTCTTGAGCTTCTTTTGCTTGAGGTAGCATACCTCTCGCTAAAGCCATTCCAAAGTCAAGGGCTGCCATTATGCTTTAGTCCCTAGCATTTTCTTTTGTTCTTCTTCATCCAAACCTGTCTCTGGTGTGACACGTTGTGCTAACAACATACGCTTACCACCTACAAGTCTTGCTCTTTTAGCTGACGACATTTGTTCTGCTAATGTTCTTTTTTCTTCTTCAGCTGCTGCTCTTGCACGCTTAGTCTCTTCACGCTGTAAACGTAAAGATTCTTCTGCCGCAGATGTATCTGGCTTACCGCCACCAAAACCACCCATTACAATCTCCTCATCATAAATGTATCTTCTTGATCTGCACTGTACTTAACCATCACACCTTCTGATACAAAACCTAATGCTTTGGCCCAACGAACAGCACGTTTATCATTACATTCTACGGTAATCTGAATACGATGTAAATTAAATAATATCTGACAGCTATCAAAGAATGCAATTGCACCTTTAGTCATAGCTATTGGGTATCTTCTGGATTCCTCAGCAAACATAGACCACGCTTCACCCATTCCTTTCCAGTGAAACATAAGACCAAACACAGCGACAGGACGATTATTAACAAACGCAGTAACACATGGACCGCAGTGAGATTGAAATATAAGAAACCGTTTTCTATCTTCAATCGTAATTGATTGAGATTCATATTCGACTATTCCTTTAAAATTGTCTAAATGACTTTCATGGAATGGTAAATAGTACCCATTCTCCACGTCCGGCATTGCTTTTAATATCTGATCAATATTAGTTAAAAACATCGAAGTCACTATTTACTACAGTTTGTGAAATCAAAGTATTTTGTGATAGTGCAGATTTAGTCATGCGTTTATGCTCACCACCGCCAAGTAGTAGGTAACCAAATGCATCACCAATGTGTGAATGTTCGTTTTTATTAGGACTATCTTTGAATCGTTCTTGTCCAGCACCAACGGCTACACGTTTAAAGTGATAACCACCGGCTAATGATTTACGTAATCTTTTAACAGAAGTGTGTAATATGAGTCCAGGTTTGCCAGCAATCAGTCGTTGCATCGGTGCAGCTGCGGCTTCACGTCTTACTCTAAAATTGTTTGATGGTGTTGGCTGTGCTTTTAATCCAATGGTACGTAAGTAATCAAATGCAGTGACTTCATAGATGGCATCACGTTGCATACCAGCTGGGTCACCCCATACTAAGACTTGAGCTTTAGGATACTTAGCATTAATCTCAGCCAAAAGTTGTGTAC